CCGGTATCGACCCCGGTCTGCAGCACCTTGGTTGCGTCACTCATCGGCGGTCACCTCACTTGGCCTTCTTGCCGAGGGCGACGGACACGAACGCCTTCGGGTACTTGACCTGCAGGCCGAGGCGTTCGCGCACGCGGAACGTGATGAGATCGTTCGTGAAATCATCGGAATGCGAGTTGGTGGACTCGGCGCGCAGACCGCCCTTACGGATGACCGCGCCGCCGAGCTTGAACGCGCCGACCAGAGCGGTGCCCTGGGCGATGGCCTCGGTGACCACGGTCTTGAGGCCCCACAGCGGCGGATCCTGCATGATGGTGCCGTTGCCGTACTGGCCGTTGAAGTAGCCGCCGCCGTAGTACTGGCCGTTCGCGTCCTTGGAGAGGCGAATGGCCTCGTAGTCGGCGGGGTTGATGACCAGCGCGTCCGCGCGGAAACCGGTGGCCAGCGCGATCTTGGTGCGGGCCTTGAAGATGCGGTCAGGGTCGGAATCGGTGTCCTGCACCATCTTCTGGATGTCGCGGGAGAGCAGACCCTTGATGTTCGCATCGGAGCCGTTGCCGGACAGCAGCTGGGTCTCTTCCAGCAGCTGCAGGTTGTAGCGGGCGTGGTTGTTGATTTCGGAGACGATGTAGGAGAGGTCTTCGGCCATGTTGTCGGTGACCTTCCACCAGGCGGCGACCTCCTTGAGGCTGTCGGACTCCCAGCGGGGGGCCGGCAGATGGGTCTGCGGCTTGGCACCGCCCTCGCCCACGGTTCCAGCGCCGCCCTCGAGCGCGCCATAGACGGGGTATTCCACGGTGTTGGCGTTGCCGCTCAGGGTGACGGAGCCGAACAGGTCGGCGACCACGAGCGGACGCTCGTAAGGCCACACGCCGTTCATGTCGATCTGGGTGACGACCGGCTGGTATCCGGTGCCAGCCGTGCCGGTGCCCGCCACGTGCATGTCGGTCGCGGCCTTGAACTCGCTGGAAGCGAACGGGTGCGCCTTGGTGCCGATGACGGTCAGGCCGGCCTTCTTCAGCTCCTGCGCGTACAAGTCGCCCAGCGTCTTGGCGGCGGGAGCCGTCTTGGCCTCGGGCTTCACATCGTCCACGTTCAGGTCGTTCACGCCCTTGAACAGGTCGACGCGCTCCTGAAGACGCTTGGCCTCCTCGAAGCGGTTCTTCAGTTCGGTCGCCTCATCATCGGTGAGGTTCTCCATGCCCTTGTCGTACAGGGCCTTGACCGCCTTCTTCTCGGCGGCCAGCTTCTCCATGTAACCCATGGATCATCCTTTCTATTGGTTGTTTGCCAGCGAGAGGAAGTCGCTGATTTCCTTGGCCCACTGCGGGTCAAAACTCTTTTTCGCCTTGCCGTCGTCCGGCTCGGGCTTGTCCGAATCGTCCGGCGTATCGTCGTCCGGCTCGTCATCGGGTTTGGAATCGTCCGGCTCGTCGTCGGGGGTTTCGGTGATGGAATCAAGCAGTTCGCCCAATGCCTCGTAGGCCGTGCGAATCTTGTCCTCGTTGGCCTTGCTGATTGCACGGCCGGCCTTGACCTCGAGCACCTCGGCCCCCTGATTGGCGGCGACCTGCACGAGACTGATCTCAAATAGTTTGAGCTGGCGAATCTCCCGGTAGCCGTCCCAAGGGCTCTTCGCCTCCTCGTTTTTGACCCACGCGGTCTTCTCGGCGATGAAACCAATGCTCATCTGGTGGATGAGGCCACGCTTGAGCAGGTCGTAGGCTCGCTTGCCCTCCGCGATGTCGGTATCCAATTTCGCGGTGATGAGCAGGCCATGCTCGTCCTCCACGGCGCTCAACGTCTCCCCGATCACATCGTTCGGAGAGCCGTCCTTGTGCTGCCAGTGAATCGGAATGCCCGCGCCGCCCGCCTTGAAGTCAGCGGATAAGGTCTGCGCGAACGCGCCCTTGACCACCACGTCGTCGTACAGGTCTTTCTCCCACGTGCTCGCGTAGCCGGAGAACACTCCTCCGCCGCTGTTGTCGGTGGCCTTGAGCTCCTTGAGCTCGTAGCCGAGATAATCAAGACTCATCTAAGGTGTCTCCCTTCGTCATCGAGTCCCATGACGCGCGGAAACCGGCGTCATACGTGTAGAGGCGTTTGAATTCGGCGAGCATCTGCTTGCCGTTCGGACTCGCGCCCTGCTGCGCGTTCTGCGTCTGTCCGCCGTCCTGCGGGCTGGGCTGACCGCCCTCGCTCACGTTGAGCGGGGTTATCAACTGGTCGCCGCCCGGCAGTTTCGGCCGGTCGAGCAGTTCGCGCGCCTCGTCTGTGGTCATAAATGGACGGCCGGTGGCGGTGGAGAGCGCCTGATATTGGGTCTCCATCGTGCCGCGCAGCTTCGCGTCCAGATTCGCCTTGATGTAACAGTCCGGTTCGCCCACAGCCTCGGGCAATGTGAGGTTCAAAGCCTCCTCGAACGCCACCAAGTACGGCAGCAACTCCACGTTCCAGAGTTTTTCTTTGTAGGCGCTGATGTTCGAGTTGGTGCCGGAGCGGAAGCCGATATTCTCCGGGCTGATCTGGAATGCGAGGCACACCTGTTCGTTGATTTTCTCGCGTGCGTCCAGGTCGGCCATGTCCACCGGCTTGAACAGTTCGCCGATGGCGCGAACCTCCATGCCGTCGCGCAGAGGAAGCCATGCACCCTCGCGGCCGCCGCCCTGCTGGTAGTTGCGGAGCGCTTGCACGAAATCGTCGTAATCCTCCTGCGACTCCCACTGCATTTCCTTCGGCCGGTAGATGTACGCGGGTGTCTGCGGACTGTTCTCAGCGACTTTGCGACGGTATTTCGCCATCGCACGCGCCTCGGAGAGCAGGGAACGGAGAACGTTGGTCACGGGGTCTCCGAGGTTCAGGCCGTCGATATAGCCGATGTCAAGCACGATTCGCGGGTCCGGCAGCTTGTAGGTACCGCCCTTGTTGCCGTCGACGCTGCTGATGGTCACGCCGGTGAGTTCGCCGAAACCGTTCGCCGTGAGGCTGTACCCGTCGGCGGGGATGCGGCGAAGCGTGTTCCCGCCGCCAGAACGGTTGCTGCCGAGCGTGCACAGCCACCGGTCTTCCAGCAGCATGTCACGGATGAGTGATGCATAGAAACGGTATCGGCTCATGCCGGGCAGTTCGGAAGGCCGTTTGACCAGTCGGGCCAATGCGCCGTCTCGTATCTCCTCCGCGTCGCCGTCAGCGTTCTTCCGATACACCTTCAACGGCAGAGAGGCCAATTGGCGGGTAATGAAATCGACCACGACGCGCACCGCGTATTCGCGGCAGTACATGCCGTTCACGTAGCCGGCGAAGTCCTCTTCGGTGGGCCAGCTGATGGCCTCGGGCATCGCGTCGCCCACCGTGGGCAACGCGCCGGTCTCCGGCTCCGCGCCCTTCATGGCGATGGCGGCGGGGCCGCGCAGCAGATTATTCAGAAATCCCATACGCAGCCTCCTTGGGTCACGTCATATCAACAGTGAATCTTGATGCCCGTGGAGGGCCTGTACTTCGGTTTCTCCGGCTCGCCGTCCATAGTCTCCAACGCATACAGTGCCTGCGATTCGGCGATGAGGCCGGAAATGTGCATAGCGCTCTGGTTTCTGTCCCACACCTCGACCTCACCCAATCGTCGGGTCACGGCCACGCTCACCTGTTGTTCGATGGCGGGCTGGGGGAGATGGCGGAGTTTGTTTTCCTTCACTCGGTCACGGAAACGGCCGGTTGCGGCTCCCATGCGAAAGCCCTCGATGAGATGCACCGTCCAACCGGCCTCCGCGAGCGGGTCGGCGAAGTCCACGGCCGGGCAGCCCTTGGACTGCAAGGCGATTTCGTGGATGTTCGGCCAAGCCTCACGAAGCATTTTGAGGTATTTCGGCACCCAGAGCATGCCGTCGCGGCGCACAATCAGTTCGACGTGCGGCAATCCGTCCTCGCGGTAGCCGGCGGCGGCGATATAGGTGGTCTCACGGTCGGCGCTGGTGTCCACGGAAAGCACTACGCGCCCGTCATCGGGGATACGGGACTTCGGGTCGATGCCGCGCTTCCACAGCTTCGGGTTGATGTACGGCGTGATGTCGGCCGTCACCCACTGGCACAAGACCTCGGTGCGGTACGCGGCTTCGGTCATGCCGTTGATGTCGGCCGCGATACTCCGATACGTCATCGGCCCGTAACCCATGGAGGGGTTCGCCTGACGAATGCCGTCGAGGTCATCCAGCTCGCATTTATCCGGAGCCGACCACTCGAAATACCCATAGGATGGGTCGTGCTCCTCGGCCCATTCGTCCGGCGACTGCTTGCCGGTTTCAACCGAAGCGTTCCACGAATCCGCCAGGGCACGTCCCTCGTCGACGACTCGGCGCAGCACGACGCTGCGATAGTCGCCCGCGTTCGAGATACCCCACAACTGACTGGACCAGATGGCCTTCGTGGTCTGACTGACCGCGTTCCAGCCATCGTCGGTGTGCTGCTCTCGCAACTCGTCGAACACGACGCGGCTGGCGCTCTTGGAACGGATGTTCTTGTCGGCGCGCACGATGTACTGCGCCTTGTTCCGGCAGATGATCGCTTCCTCGCCGTGCGAATTGTTGACGCGCTGCACACGTTTTTGCAAAACCGGAACCGCAAGAGCGGCCTCGCCCTCGGAAGCCGGATTCGGATTACACCAGTTCAATACGGCCTGATATGGGGCGCGCGCGTTATCCAACGTCTGCGCGGCACCGACCACGAGAAACTTCCACGCCGGCGACAACTCCGGGTGGCGAGCGGAGTCGACGAACAGCCACCACGCGCACAGTACGCTCATGAGCGTGGTCTTGCCGTTCTGGCGCGCGACCTCGGTGACAACTCGGCGGAACCGGTAGGAGCCGTCCGGCAGAAGCTCAAGCCCGTGGATCAGCAGCCATTTCTGCCACGGGAAAAGATGCACGTGGAGAAACTTTTCGGCGAACTCGATGACCGCGTAGCCGTTTGATGTTTCCGGCGTCAGTTCGCGCAGCGGGGGAGTGAATATGCGTGGCGTGGTGATGCCGTGGGCATCGTCGTTGATTTCGCCGATGCCCATGACGCCTCCTAGCTGATTTTCGCCAGATACTCCTCAAGCTCATCCGCCACCGGAGTCGCCTCGGGCTTGGCGGCCTTGCCCCTCGCCGGTTTCGCCGGCTTCTCCTCCTCGGGAACCAGTCCGAGAGCCGCGCAATATTTCAGGAACGTCGGCAGCGAGGTATTGTCGTTCTGCGGCACAGCCGGACGGGTACCCTTTCCCTTCGCTTCGGCGTCCGATATGGCCTGTTCCGCCAATTCGTCCCAATGGTCGATTTTCCATGCAAGGGCCCGGGCGGCGGCGACCGTGGCTGCGTCCTTCGCGCGCAGATGCTTGGCGTTGCGCAGCGAACGCTCCAATGCGTCGGCCACCGTTTCCTGCGGAAACTGTTTCGGCATGGAACCTCCTTCGCGCGCGACCCCGGCCGAATATCGAATATTTTTCGGAGGGAGAGGAAGAGCGGCCATGCGGGTAGTGTACCGGTGGCGGCCGGTTTTGGGATTTTACCGCCCCTCCCGGTGGTCAGGCTTTGATGGCGTTGGTGAATGCGTTGATTCCTGCGGTGAGGATTCGTGTGAAGCCCACGCTATCAACTTTCGGCATTATCGTGCCGTTGTTGTTGACGACTTCAACTGTGATTGGTAGGTCTGCGTCGACGCTGGCGAGGTCATAGCTTACGTTGTCCGCGCTGAGGCTGGCGCTGATGTGGAGTGTGATGGTGCCGGTTGCTTCGCGCAGTGTTTGCCCGCATGCGGTCTTGACCGGTTCGTCGATGTCCATGATTGTGTTGCTCCTATGCTGTTTTGATCCATTGTCTGCTGAGTGTGCCGATTGGTGTGGCTGGGTCTTTGTTGCCGCGCAGGTTGTTGCATTGTGTGTGTGATGGGCGGAAGCCTGCGGGGTCGTGTTGCAGGTCTGGTCGTTTGGTGACGGGATAGAAGTGGTCGAGGTTGAAGCTGTCGTCTGTGGTGTTCTGTGGTGCGTCGTAGTCGATGGGCATTCCGCAGAGCCAGCATGGACGGTGTTCGCTCTTGCATTCGAGGAAGAATTTCTTGCGGTCTTTTTCGAATTGGCGTCCGCCTTTGCGGACTTGGCGGCTGTAGCTGACCATGATGCCGTCACCCCGCAATCATTGGAGAATAGGTGTCCCTCGCCTCGGATTCGAACCGAGACTGTATCGGACTTGAATCGGATGCCTCTGCTGGTTGGGCTAGCGAGGGGTTGAAATATCAGGAGTTTTCGGCGTGTTTTGTTGTGCTCTCCTTGCATATCTATAGTAGTTGTGTTACTGTAGATATATCAGCAGAAAGGAGGTATCCGATGAGCCCAAAGGATTGGTTTGATGTCATCAACGGCATCATCGCCAACGTCATCGCCGCAGCCGCGCTAGCCATCGCAGTCAAGCGAAGACCGAAGCACAAGAAGTAAAAAAGGTTCCGGCTAGACCTATTAGCCGGAACCTCCCGCCAATCCTATCCCATCGGAGAACGCATCATGAGAACATCACTGATCTTCGGAATCGTCGCCGTGGTATTCGGTGCCGTGGCCTTGGTCGGCGCACTGTCCAGCAGCCCGATAGTATCGGGCGGCTTCGGTCTCGCGGCCGGAATCATGGGTCTCGCGGCCGGAATCATCAACGGCAAGGACGGCGACAATGGCGACTGAATATCTCGGCGTCAAACAGGTCGCAGAACGCCTTGGCATCACCAGTGGCGGCTTGCTCAACCTCAAGCTCCCTGAGCCCGACGCCACGATAGGGCGCACGCGCGGCTGGTTGCCTGAGACCATCGATG